ACAAGGCGAATGTCGCAGGTTCGATCCCTGCACCACCCATCGAGAATTACAGTGTTTTCCGAGCTTTGGCTCGTTTCACACTGTGCGCCCATTGTGCAACCGATTCGGCCGCTGACACCGCGTTGTCGGGCGCAAGGAATGCGTATTTGAGCACTGACCGGTATGACTTCCAGTCTCCAAGCACCTGCAGTTCCTGAAGTGTCACGCCGCTCTGGACGGCCCAGGACGCGCCCGTATGCCGTAGGTCGTGCCAGCGCAGCGGCAATACGCCGGCCCGCCTGGCGGCCTTCTTGAACGCCGCGGTGTGGAAGTTCGCGATCGGCTTCCCTTCGAACTGGAAGACGCGCGGCCCGTCCTGATTCAGCGCGCGGATCTCGCGCAGCACCTTCACGGCTCCGGTGGAGAGTGGAAAACCATGGGTGCGGTGCATCTTCATCTGTGCACCCGGTATCCAGGCCCGTCCCTGAGTAAGATCGATCCGATCCCAGGTAAGCAGGGCTTGCGAGCTCCTGCGCAGCAGCGTCAGTACGGCGAATCGAGCCGCGCGTTCCAGGTGAGGTGGCAATTCTCGCCTCAACGCCTCGAACTGTTCCGGAGAAAGGAATCGGGGCTCTGCATCCCGTTCGCCATACATCGGCACGTGTGGGCAAGCTTCCAGCAGTCGCCAGACGACGCAACGTTTCAGCACGGACCGCAGGGTGCGCATCATCCGATCGACGGTCGAATGCGCCCATCCCTCCGCCAGTCCATCCTTGCGCAGCTCCTCGAGGGCATCCGGATCTGCCACTGCAGAAATCGGGTAGTCCCCGATCCGCGGTTCCAGCCAATCCAGAATCTCCCGATCCCGTTTGCGCGCGCGTTTTGAATCGGTGAGCCATCGTGCGGCTACCTCTCGCCACGAAACGGCACTACGGTCCCCGAGCTTGTCTCGGCGCCAAGTGCGCTCTTGGAGGACCGATTCGAATTCTTTGGCTTTTTCGCGATCCGTTGTGCCCGTTGACTTGCGAGTCTTGCGGCCAATGCGGACCCACCAGAAGGGACTCCCGGGGCGTCGATAGAGAGGCATTGCTTATCCAACCATTCTTGGAATACGGCTTCAGAGACTACCCAGGCGCGACCGATCTTGGTTCCCGGGGCTTCGCGGGACTTCATCAGTTTGCGCATCGTATCCGGATGGCATTTTGCTCGCTCAGCCGCCTGGATCACGTCCAATGTGCTCACGGGGCATCTCCGGCAGCGGCCTCGGATCCTGCCCCCGTTTGATCAGCCACTCCCGCACCTCGGGCGGCAAGCGCCAGAGTCGCCACTGCAGGCGGTAATACCGGATTGCCTTCCACATCGCGATTCCCTCCACGCCTGGGCACTATTTTTGTTGGTGGCAGCGCGTCATCCAAACCCAGGACGATTTGCTGCCTCTGCCACAATTCCAACTCGTCATAGCCATAGGCTTCTTTGAGCGCATGCCGGCCGCTCGCAATTCCAACACGGATGGCTTGGTCGGTCCACTGGCCGCGATGATGCCCTACACAAACCTGGAGGGTGTACCAATGCCCGAGGCGTTTGTTGCCTCGCACAATATGGTGGTTCTCCACGTCCCGCTTGCGGAAATCACCCGACAGTGCGCAGTAGACGCACGTCAGTGCCAGTATTCTCGTGATCCGAGCACGTTCCCGCTTCGTCGGTGGGGGCGCATCGTTCTTCATGCGGCAAAGCTCATGATCTGCTCACTGACTGAGCGCAGTTCAGATTCGGTCCAGCGCTTGCACACTCGTCCGTTGAAGACTTTTGAAAGCAACACTTGAATGGTCGCATCGTAGAGTTTCCCGAACGTCTCCTCATCCATTGACGCCCAGGCGATCGAAGCGGCTTCGATCCTGACTTCTCCCTTGATGTTGGTGACGGCCTCGTAATAGCCGCTCAGGATGGTCATGTCCTTGCGGAATCGTTGGAAGGCAGGGCGCACCGGCTGACCGCGGTACTCCATCGGCTGGACCGTCTCGGACCAGTAGCTGTATGCCATCTCCAGCAGTGCAAACCATTTCTTGAAGAAAGCGCCGTTCCGCATCTCGTGCGGCTCAACCATGATGATTGCGCCCAGCTTCTTTTTGCGCAGCCACTCGTTGGCCTCCTCGCAGGCAGGCACCAGACCGGCGGCTCCCTTTTGGAAGAGGAACTCGCTCACGATTTCAGCACCAGTGAAAGGATCTTGCGCATGTTGGCCTTGGAGACAACTCCATCGGCCGCCAGCTTGTCGTTCACGGCGATCCAAAGCTCAGGGAATGGCTGCAGATTGACCTCGTGGTATTCCTGCAGATTCTTCGCAAGGAGGTTTTCATCGCTGCCATACTCTGCAATGAGGTCGGTGATCTCACTGACGCGCTTGTCCCGCAAGGTGACATCGACATTGCTCAGATCGCCGCGCGGGTCCACCCTTTTAGCCTTGCGGTCCAACATATCCATGATGACCGGAAAGTTGAACGCAGGCATGTTTTCCAAGGACTTCACTCGCCAGAATTCGAGGAACTGCCCGCGGTTCGTACCTACTTCGGTCATCCGCTTTTCGATCTGCGCGATTTGCTCGGAGCTGAGCGCGGCTCCGTTGCCGTCGATGTCCTCCCCACCCACCACGATGTTGAAGACCAACTTTGTAATATAGCGCTGGCCATAGCTCATTGTAGAGCCAAAGCCCTGCACGCCAGTCTTGTTGGCGTTCCCCTTTATCCCCACGTTGTCGAGAGGCAAGTCGGCACGGCAGATACGAGAATGTCCCGCCCGATGCGTCACTACGCAAGTCTGCCGGTAAAATGCGGGCACCGGGCAATCCTCGGTGCCGAAAGAAAGTGCGAACCCGTGCCTGGTGTAAATGGGTCGAGCGACGCGATCGATTTCATCGAGAGCCGCATACATGGATCCAGTCTGCTCGTTGGCGGAGCGCGGCACGACGCGCGGCATCTCGGCCTGACAACGAGCCATAGCCTCGTTGTATTCGGCCTCGGCTGTACGGGCGAAGACGCGCTCCTGCATTGCCAACAGCCGTTCCATCTTGTCGATATCGATATTCGGATCGCGGGCCGCGCGCTCAATGACCGCGATCAGCGCGGTTGAATCGCTCGCCACGGCGATTTCCCGCCGCTCGCTCACCTGACTAAGATCAAGCACGCTGCTCATACAAATGTCTCCAATCCGGTCGCCCCACCTAAAATGCCAAGGTTGCCCGAACGGGACTTGCCGCAAGGGTGGGGCGACCGGTAGCTCATGACCTTGAATCCAACTCAACTGCGGGCGCGACCTTCGCGCACTCACGCGCACGTCGATCGCGGAAGAGGGCACGCACCAGCGGCGACAGTCCTGCGACCGGTTTCGACTCTTGAGCCGGCGCCACCTCGGGCAGAAATCGCGTCACACGCAACTCCACGTCGGGTTTGCGAAGCGACCAACTCATAACGAGTCCCCATGGGGAAGCTTGGTCGAAAAAGCGCGGACGGTCTCTACAGCAGTCTTTGAGCCGTCCGCGCTATCCCCCCGCCGAGTCGACGGCGCGGTGGATGTGAGAACCTCGATGTCGTGCTGGCAATGGACCCAGCGGGCCAACTCGTCATCGGGCGATGACACGTCGAATCCCAGTTGGATCGCGAACTGACACAGCGTCAAAGCGTTGTCGTGTACCCACGGAACGAAATCGCCTAACTGCGTATTGTCGTAGTGCGGACGCAGGATGACCTGGGCGGTGATGCGGTTCATGGCAGCACCACTCGATCGGTGACCATCATCAGTACGACGCCGGCCAGCAGGCCCGAGGCGAAGAGGATCATTTGCAGCTCCAGGTTCACTTCACTGGAGCCCACATTAAAGCATGCTTAAGATGAAGTCAAGCTTGCTTAAATAGCAGACTCAATTGCCGCGTTGCACGGTGGAAATGGCGGTGAAATGAGCGCAAATTGCGGGACCCCGAACTAACGGGCATCCCTAGGTCCGGGATGGAGTAAAAAATGCGTAGTAAGCGCGTGCGAAGGCTACAGATGGCCAATATCACCTGGGTGGAATTCTCCCCCAGGGAGGGCCGGATTATCGCTCGTTGTCGGACTCGACGCGACGTTTTGGCGGATGCTTCGGAGCATCTTCTGTGCCAAAGGCAAGCCAATAGGGGTCGACGGAGAAGTAGGCACAGAACCGCAGAAAATTCTCCGGTTTGATTCCCTTGGTGGTGTCGCTCTCCCATTGGGATATTGCAGCGCCGCTGATACCGACGATCTGACCCATTTCCTCTTGGGTCAGCTTTCGGCCCAGCCGCAAATCCCGGATCCGACTTCCCATCGTAGCCATGGGTAAAGCGTACGTAGGAACTGCATAAGCATAATTGACTTGCCTCTTAAGCATGCTTAGACTAAAGGGCATGCGAAAAGTCGATGCGCTGAAGGTCTTCGAGTCCAATCGGAAGATTGCCGAGACGCTCGGTATCAGCGATGCCGCAGTCTCGCAATGGGGACCCATTATTCCGCCCATGGCGGCCCACGAGCTTGCTAAACGATCCAACGGACGACTCGCCTACGATCCAAAGATGTACCGGCATTTCAATCGCCGGACCCAACGGATTGCTGATCTGCTCGCGGCAGCTTCGTAAGCCATGAGCCTTCCTCTCAAGGATTTCCGCCTTGGTATCACAGAGTCTATTGACATATGGCTGGACGCCGAGGCGTCGGCTTTTGGCAAGGATAAGGCCGCAGTGGCCCGCGAGATTTTGCAGGAATGGGCGAAGAAAAAAGCGCATGCCCACAAGGTAGCAACTCGCCGCTTAAGCTCAAACGGAGCCCAACCGGATCTCTACGGGGATGAGCCGGAGTCTGCCGGCGAGCGGCGGGAAGAGGCCGGAGCAGGCCGGCAGGCGAGAGGCAGATGATGTCAGTGGCACTCGAACGTCAGTGTGACGCGATGTCCGAAACCGATGTCAAAAGTCTGCTTTTGAGTGTCCTTGATGCCCGCCGATTTCCCCAGACTTTTGCAGTAGGCGACGGCTTGTTCAGTGGCACGGATTTCGGGCGGCGTGCAGTTACCACACGTGTCGTTGGCGGCACTGATCATGAATGTGTCAGTTCCAGCAGGAACGATTTTCGAAGTGGTCACGCATCCGGTGAGCAATGCAACTGCAGCGATTACAGCGATTTTTTTCATGTTGGACTCCCTCGATTGGGGACCGAGCTTAGCCGCCGGTCCCTTTTTTTAGCTGCGTCCCATTTCACACGCCGAACCCCTCGTCCAGCAAGCGCAATGCCTTGTCGAGGTGCAGCATGAGACGCGCTGACTGGGGTGCGTTCGTCGCCGGCCTCATTGCCGGTTTCATCGTGGGCTGGGCTCTGTACGGAGTATTTCACCATGTCTGACGCCGCACCGCTCCACATCCCCCGGCTCCGGCGCCCGATCCTGAGTGTCGGCCAGATCTGGCTCCTTCTGGCGCTCGGCTGCCTGGGTGTCTGGGCGGGCGTGATCGCGATCGTGAGGCACGCGCTGCAATGACGGATGCCGATCGAGAGCGACTCATCGAGGCGTGGCGCACAATCCGCGACCTTGAGACTAAGCCGACCGCCAAAACGCGCGCGCGATGGGCGTTGCGCTCCCTTGACCAATCTCCGCCCGTCCAGACCGATTCGCAAAGCGCGGTGCCCGAAAGGGCTGGGCGGTCAATTTGAGTGCACGTAAGAGTCTCGGCAAGAAGCTTCGCTTCGAAGTATTCAAGCGCGACGGTTTCACCTGTCAGTACTGCGGATCGCATCCGCCAGCGGCGATTCTTCAAGTCGATCACGTTCATCCCGTTGCAGAAGGGGGCACCAACGATATCGACAACCTGATTACGTCCTGCGATGGATGCAACCAGGGTAAGGGCGCGCGCCTGCTAAGCGACAGTCCTCCTTCTCTCGCCGAACGGAGTGAAGAACTCCGAGAGCGGGAAGATCAAATAAAGGGTTACACGTCGATTTTGCGAGAGCGGGCAGCTCGAATTGAGGATGAAACCTGGCAGCTCGCAGAGATCCTTTCGCCCGGTTGTAGTGATTCCGGTTTCGACCGGCGCAACCTCCTCAGCATCAAACAATTCCTTGAACGAATGCCTGGGTGGCTCGTCATCGAAGCGGCCGAGATGGCTTATTCCCGCATCCACGGGAGTGATTATCAGCGCTTCCGTTATTTCTGCGGCATTTGCTGGAAGAAACTGCGAGACGCAGATGGCTAGGATTCGTACGATCAAGCCTGAGTTTCCTCACAGCGAGAGCATGGGGCGCGTCTCCCGAGATGCTCGCCTGACTTTCATACAACTCTGGACGCTGGCGGATGATGCCGGGAGGCTTCGCGGAAATTCGCGAATGCTCGCGAGCCTTCTCTTTCCCTACGACGACGATGCCAAGAAGCTTATCGAGGGTTGGTTGGTCGAACTGGAGCGTGAAAACTGCATCCTGCGTTACGTTGCCGAGGGCACAACCTACATCCAGGTATGTAACTGGTTGACGCATCAGAAAATAGACAAACCCTCGGCATCGAAATTGCCCAGTCCTGAAGAAGGCTCGCGAATCCTCGCGAATCCTCGCGAAACGTCGTCGGAGGATCAAGGATCTGGATCTGGATCTGGATCTGGATCTGGATCTGGATCTGGATCAAGGACCACCTCTGTCGAGTTGAAACTCGACGACGGGCCCGTCGAACGAGTTTTCGAACATTGGCGTTCGGAGTTCAAACACCCGAAGGCAGTTCTGGACCCCAAACGCAAACGCGTGATCCAGGCAGCGCTTAAGGCTCACGATGAGCCGACGCTATGTCAGGCCATCTCCGGCTACCGCAATTCGGCCCACCACATGGGCGAGAACGATCGCCATACGGTCTATGACGACATCGAGGTATTTCTGCGAGATGCGAAGCACATCGAAGCGGGGCTGAGGTTTGCCCGGGGTCCCCCGGCGCCCACTCTGTCACCGGTGGAGCAGGCGAGGGCAAAACTACGGGAATCGGTAAACGGTCATGGGCGAGTGGTCAGCGAACAAACAGGCAAGAGCGGCGGCAGTCTGGACCAGACTGCTGGGGTTCTTCGGTGACGCGTTGCTGCGGAAGTTTGGCGATGCGCCGCCTGAGGAGTGGGTCGAGGCGATCGATGACCTCAGTGATTTCTCGATTCGTCGCGGGTTCAAACGCATGCAGCACGGCTGGAAGGGCCAAGGGGCGCCAAACCTGCCAGATTTCGTGCGATTTTGTACGATCATCGGCGACGACGCCCCTGGCCAGATCGAGCCCAGACCCGCACTCAAAGCTCCGGAAGGCCCCACCCTCGACGGGTGGGATATTTCGGGGAATATACGGTTCTGGAAGTACATTTCCCATCGCCTCATGGAGAGCCATCGGCCTTGGGGTGCGCCAGGGAGTGCAGAGCTCGCGGAGTGCACACGCATCGCCGTGAGCTACAAAAACGCCTGGGCCGCAGATATGCGCGAAGCTGGCGCGATCGACCCTGAAACCGGCGAAATCACCCGGCCTGCTGAGGACGAGCAAGCCCGGATGTTTGCTGACTGCATGAACCGCGCCGAAGCCGACATTGCAACCTATCGCCGAGGACTTGCAGCGTGAAGTGGCTCCCTCCCACCGGTTCAACCCAAGGCACCGCAGATGGCCGGTACGTCATCGTCCAGGCGACTTCGCAGGACTGGGTTGCCTACGACATAAGCTCCGGCACAACAGCGCGCGAGATCGGTTCTCGCAAGAGCGATGCCGATGCCCGCGCGCTGTGTGAAGCAGCGGAGCGCACCATGCTGGCCGAAACGAGGAAGCGCGCATGATCGTCCTCGAGATCCCCCGCGTGCCCGAGACCCCGAACAACTTCCTGGGTTTCCACTGGCGCCACCGTCAGCGCAATTCCGCGCTCTGGCAGCAGGAGATCTCGTACGCCCTTGTCGGTCGCCGGCCGCCAGAGCCTTATGCCAAGGCCCGCGTATCGATCGAGCGCTGCTCCCGCGGCGAGATGGATCCCGACAACCTGGTAGCGTGCGTGAAGCCGATTATTGACGCACTGCGTTACGCCTGCGTGCTCGTCGACGACAGTCCCAAGCACCTGGTCCTGCAAGTCACCCAGCGGCGTTGCCCGCGCAAGCTGACTCCCCATACCACAATCGAAATTGACCCGTTGCCTGCTACAACCTGAAGGAGATCCCCATGTCCAGCACCCCCGTTACCAACCCGACCACGTTCACGATCACCGATTCCACGGTAGGCTCGGCCAACGTCGTCAGTTTCGATGTTGACTTCGGCCGCGCCACGGGCCAGTACACGCTGACCGCCTCCGTGCCCGTCTCGAGTCTCACCGCCGACCCGTCGAAGAACACCTATACCGGCACGATCGCCTCCCTGAACGAGCAGCTCGGCGCCGGTCAGTGGTTCGTGGCGGCCCGGGCTGTCAACGCCAATGGCGTCTCGCTGGAATCGCCCGAAGCGACATTCCTCATCGTCCCGCCCGCGCCGCCGGCCCCAGAGGGTTTTATTGTCGCTTGATCTGTCGCTTACCGCGATGGATCAGGCGTTACTGCAAATGGTGTAAATGTCCATGAAAGCGAAGGTTGCCTATGCGGATCAACGCCTCGATGCGTGGGCAAGCTGGGTACGGGGAAACCAAACGGCCTGGCCTCCCCGTACCATCCTTGCTCGAATCATCGAGGAGGGACTTTCTGGGGCCGCGCAGGGTGGCTCTGGAGTGATCTCCATGCCCGAGATCGTGGGCCAGACCGATCGCGCTGTAGCGCGCATTGAGCGCGATCTCAGCAAGGTACTGAAAATCTATTACTTGGTGCATGCGGCGAGTGAGCTGAAAGCCGCTCGGTGTCATCTTTCTCGAGCGACATTCTGGCGGCGTGTCGAACGCGGACAGATCGCAGTTTACGACCAGTTGCAGCTTGAGACGGAAATACCCTACTATCAGGCATCCTTGCAGATGGTTTCGCTCTAACCCGCCTTTGTGCGGGTTTTTTCGTTTCTGGAGTTCACCATGAGTGAGTACATCGAGAAGTCCAAGCACGCTGCGGGAACTGCCGCGGTCGAATCTCACTTCAGCGGCAGCAATCAAGGTCGTAAGCTGGGAACAGACCCCATGCTCAAGGCCGCGCCCTACGGCTCGAGCGGCAGGAACAATTCAGCCGGCGATGTGAGCTTCAATGTCCCTGGCCAAAACCTCCCCATGGGCTCTGGCGTCAATCAGATCAAGCCCGACCAGGCCGGCCATACCACGCATCAGGATCCGTTCTCACTGGCTGATGGATTCCCAGGAGGCTGGTTGGGACGTCCTTCCGATTACTCCCTTGAGCTCGTCAGTCGAATCTGCTCACGAATCGCCGATGGAGAATCTCTCAAATCGATCTGTCTGGCAGAGGACATGCCGACTAAATCGAGCGTGTATTTGTGGCTCGCTGCGCACAAAGAATTCTCGGACATGTACACGCGCGCGAAAGAAGACTGCGCTGATACGTTGGCCGACGAAATCCTTGAGATTTCCGATGATGGCAGTAACGACTGGATGGCCAAGAACGATCCAGACAATCCAGGCTGGCAAGTCAACGGCGAGCATATCAATCGCTCGCGGTTGCGCGTCGATAGCCGCAAATGGATTGCGGCGAAACTGAAGCCCAGGAAATACGGTGAAAAGGTTGCGGTTGGCGGCGATGCTGAAGCGCCTCCCATTCGCTATCAGAAGGTAGAGCGGGTTTTGGTCCGTGCGAACCCTCCAGATCGAGACGGCTGAGGTCTTCGAGCCGCTGCTCGCGCCAGCTCGATATAAGGGCGGTTGGGGTGGCCGCGGGAGCGGCAAGAGTCATTTTTTCGGCGGATTGCTGATCGAGGATTGCCTCGCCGAACCCGGAAACTATGGCGAGGGCATGCGCGCCGTCTGTATCCGCGAGATGCAGAAGGATCTGGCCCAGTCCTCCAAACTGCTAATCGAAACCAAGCTAAAGTCTTGTGGACTCGGTGAGCCTGACGGCTTCAAGGTCTTTCGTGATGTGATCGCCACTCCAGGAGATGGAATCATCATTTTCAAGGGAATGAACGACTATACGGCCGATAGCATCAAGTCTCTCGAGGGATTCAAACGTGCCTGGTGGGAGGAAGCGCAGACCGCAACGCTTCATTCGCTGAACCTCTTGCGTCCCACGATTCGAGCCGAAGGCGCTGAGCGTTGGTTCAGTTGGAATCCACGCCGCAAGGTCGATCCGGTCGATGTGATGTTACGCGGGCCAGAGAAGCCCACCGGTTCTGTGGTCGTCGAAGCCAACTGGCGTAGCAATCCTTGGTTCACCGCCGATCTCGAGCAGGAACGTCAAGATTGCCTGCGCCAGCAGCCCGAGCAATACGATTATATCTGGGAAGGCGGCTATATCGTGATCCTGGATGGCGCGTACTACGCGCGCTGCATCCATCAGTCGCGCCAGGCCGGTCGTATCGGGCGTGTATCGATCGATCCGCTAATGACGGTGCGCTTGTTCTTCGACATCGGCGGCAGCGGAGCTCGTGCAGATGCCGTATCAATCTGGGCAGCGCAGTTCATCGGCAAGGAAATCCGCGTGATCGACTACTACGAAGCGGTCGGTCAACCGCTCGCCACTCACTTGGCATGGATGCGCGAGCGCGATTATATCCCGAAGCGCGCGCAGGTCTGGTTGCCTCATGATGGCGAGGCCAACGACAAGGTGTTCGACGTCTCATACGAATCAGCGCTCAAAGCCGCGGGCTATCACGTCGAGGTCGTGCCGAACCAGGGTAAGGGCGCTGCGAAGAAACGCATTGAGGCCGCTCGCCGGCATTTCCCCTCCATATGGTTCAGCGAAGAGCACACGCAAGGTGGCCTTGAGGCGCTCGGCTGGTATCACGAGAAGAAGGATGAGGAGCGCGGCATTGGCTTGGGTCCCGATCATGACTGGTCGAGCCACGCTGCGGACGCCTTCGGGCTGCTATGCGTGTCTGCAGAGCAGATTTTCGTTGAGTCGAACAGTAACTGGAAGAAACCCGTTTCTTACCCCAAGAGAGCGTACGCATGAGTGCCGCGATGTTCGCCAAGATGAAAGAGCTGGAAGCGCGCGTGAAGGCGCTCGAGGATCTCGTGCGTCCTCTTGAAGAGTTGATTCGCCAGGCAAAGGACCACGCTCCGATCGCGTCGCCCAAGATGCTCAAGCTGCCCGAAAAGCCGAAGGCCGCGTGATGCCAGACTTAAGCTCCATTGGCCTGACGAGTCTCGTCCCAGGGACCTCGGGTCAGTACAGCTCTGAGCTGTATCTGGCGCCAGGCGCGACCGATGTCCAGATTCAGGCGGCGATTACCTCCCTTACTGCTCATGGCGGTACACTCAGGTTAGGCAGCGGCGTCTATCCGATTTCCAATCCAGTCTCGCTAGCTTCCGGAGTATCGATTGTTGGCATAGCGCCACAATTGAACTACACGACTAATACCGCCCCGATTCCTGATTCCAACCTCGTCATCGCCAACGGTGGAGGAACTGTCCTACAAGCTGTGGGAAGTACGGGCTGCTTTCAGTGGAACAAAACTGCCTTGGGCGTGCCGGGTAGCGCCAACGCCTTTATACTCACAGGACTTAATAACATTGGCCTAAAGAATCTGTGCTTCACGGGCTTCACCCGGGCAGTGGATGGCGGCAATACTAACAACGCTGCGGCATGGTATAGCGAATTCGAGAATCTCTACATTTCGGGCGGTACAGATTGGGGCTTCTGGATCACCAACTTCCAGCATTGTAAGTTCCGCCGGATTTTCACCTTCTCCTGCGTCAATGGGGGCCAGTTCTACGGCAATGATGTTCCTTCCAGTACCCTGCAGCCTGGCAATAGCGTTTGGGAGGATCTATACAACACTACCCCGGTAACGAACGCCAATCTGTCGCGCGGCATTGTTTATTGGGTGCAGCAAGGGCAGCAGAATGAGGGACTGATCCTCCGCATTCAGTCCAACCGCCTGAACGCCTCTACCGTGACTCAGGCCGCGACGATGACCAATACGTCCGCCAACATCGGCGTGACGGACAGCACAAAGTTCTTACCCAACATGCCGGTGACATTCTCGGCAACCGTCAACGGGTTCTTTCAGAACGAGATTTACTTCGTACTGACCTCGGCCGCCAACGTCATCACGGTAGCTCTTACGGTCGGTGGCGCTGCGGTCGTTGCGACTGGCAATACTGCCGTCAACTGCATCACCCAGGGATTCGCCGCACTCGAATGTGTGGCGCTCGCCGGCGCAGCTATTTCCTCGCATATGTTCAATAACATCGATGTGGAAGCCGGTGGAACTTGTGCAATCGTGGCGCAGAACTTCCAGACTGGAAAATTCGAGATCTCCCAAGTTCCATTGAGCAATCAGTCTACGCAATCGTTCTGTGCTCGTGCCTTGCAGACCACGATTGTCTACGCGCATACGCAGATCAATACCTCATGGGATGGAAATTCAGGCTCGTCCCATCTTTATGGCAGCCGCATGGCTGGATCCGTGGGTGGAGGCGCGGTAGCCCACAACCCACCGGGACTCTATTTCGATGCGGGGTTGAATTACACCGTCATGAACCTGACGGCGAGCGTGTTCGGCTGGAGCAATCAGACTCCAGACACGACGAACATGCTCATCCCGCTCACCGGCATGGTGCAGCAGAGCAAGACCAAGAGCGCTTCTGCCGTGACAGTAGTCGGCGCGGATTCCGGCTGGATCGTCAATCTCCTGACGACCGGCGCCTCGACCTTCACATTGCCCGTGATCAGCTCCACCGTGAAGGGCATGCAGTATATCTTCGTGAATCCCATCGGCACTGGACAGAACCTAGTGGTCTCAGCCGGTGCACAGAATTTCTTCGGTGCCTCCGCAGCGCGCACGAGCATCACTATGACACCGGGCTCAGCTCTGACAGTGCTCGCGGAGAATGACGCGCTTGGCTCGTATTACGCCGTGGGGGCAATGGTAGGTAGCTATGCGGCAGGTACTCTGACGGGTATCACGCCGTAATGGTTCAAGCCTCTTCCAGTGCACCGGATAGCAGTCTGAGCGATGTCCCGCGCTACCAGCCCAAGCCGATGGATGAGACGGCGCTCATCGCGGCCATCGACGATGCAGACAATCGCGCCTACGGCTCGAATCTTTCCAATCTGACCGCGGCTCTCTCGGCCGAGCGCGCACTCAATATAGACCTGTATCTCGGGAAGAACGTCGACCCCGCGCCCGAAGGGCAGTCGAACGTCATCGACCGCTCGGTGTTCGAGACCGTCCAATGGATTCTGCCGAGTCTGTGCAGGATCTTCGCGAATGGGGACGATGTTGTCACGCTGGTGCCTGAGAATCAAACCGACGTCGATCCAGCCAAGCAGGAATCAGCCTATCTCAACTGGCTGGTAACGACCAAACATCCGTGGTTTGAGCTATTCCTGGAATGGTGCACGGACGCGCTCCTCACAAAGAATGCATATTTTCTAGTCTACAAAGACCGTAAACGCTCCGTCGAAATAGAGAAGTACGAAGGGCAGACTAAGGAGGGCGTTTCGTATCTGCTGCAGGATCCGACCTGTCAGCTGATCGATTCTCGCTCGTACGCTGCGCCTGACTTGCCGCCCGATCCCGTCATGGACCCGACAACCGGTCAGCCGATTGTGAACGAAGTCGGGCAGCCGATGACGACGCCGGCAATGCTGTATGACGTGACGATTCGACGAACGGGCGAGGGCAAGGATCTATGCATCCGGGTATTGCCGCCAGAACGCGTCAAGGTCGATCAACGCGCATTTTCCTGGCGCATCGATGACCGTTGTAACTACTTCGAATATTGGGAAGAAACGACGCTCACGGAACTCAGAGAGCAGGGGTTCGACATCCCAACCGATATTGCGGATGACCCAGAGATCTATACTCAGGAAGATTACGCGCGCGACCAATATGGAGAACGACGGTTGGAGCGCTACAAGCCATCCGACCCTTCCATGCGCCGAGTCAAGGCGCGGATGATTTGGATCCGGGTGGACTACGACGGCGATGGTGTGGCGGAGCTGCTGCAAATCCTGCGCGTAGGGCGCCGGATTCTGTATCAAGAAGAAGTCAGCCGTATCCCGGTCGCCTCGGGGGTCGCATGTCCGCTGCCGCACCGCCATTTGGGTATTGCGGTAGCGGACATGGTTTCGGACATCCAACGGATCAAAACCGCGATTCTGCGTCAGGGTCTCGACAATCTCTATCTATCGAACAACCCGCAGAAGGTGCTGAACGAGCAGGCGGTCAACATCGATGATGCACTCATCAGCCGCCCCGGCGGGGTGATTCGCGCTTCCGATATCAATCAGATCCGGTACGAGGCGACGCCGTTTGTGTTCCCGCAGGCGGTCGAGGGCCTCGATTATATGTCGCAGGTCGCGCAGAACCGCACGGGAGTGAACAACGGTTTCTCAGGGGTAGATTCGGCACAGCTCAACAACATCCAGCCCGGTACGGTCAATCAGCTTTCCAGCATGGCGGCGGAGCGCGTGGTGCAGATCGCACGCATTCTGGCATTCGCGATCGAGGACTTGTTTTCCATCGTTCATGAGCAAGTGCTCAAAATGGGGCACAAGCGCGAGACGATGCAGATCGCGGGCAAGTGGGTCGAGGTGGATCCCGGCGCCTGGAGGAAGCGCACCAGTTTCAAGATTGCCGTCGCGTTTGCCGCCGGTAACAAGGACGCCCAAATTGGCCGGCTCATGGCGATTCTGGCCAAGCAGGTCGAGGCGTTCCAGTTGGGTCTCCCGGTCGTGACGCCAGAGAATTACTACGCGACCCTCATGGAGCTCACCAAGGCGGTGGACTTCACCAGTCCAGAACGTTTCTGGACCGATCCAATCAAGATGCCGCCGAAACCACCGCCGCCGCCACCGGAGGGCATCATCAAGGCGCAGATCGAAGCGCAGAGCAATGAGAAGATAAAAGCGGCTGACTTGATCCAACGCGAGACGGAGAGTCAGCGCAAGGCACAAGTCGAGTTGGCTGCGATCAACGCGCATGCGGGGCTGGAGATCGTGCATAGCGCCGTGCAGAAAGGACACGAGCGCGTGATGGAGACCGTCAAAGCCTCGCACGCCGCGATTCAGACGGCGCTGGAGGCGAAATTGACGCCCGGACATCCCAACGCCACGACTTCCGTGGGAGCCGCTGTAAAAGGCGCACATGACGCTCTACAGGCGCTCTTGCCGATGGGCAATGGAGCGGTAGGGGTTCCGCAGCCTGAACCGAAGGCGCCGGGACCATGAGCAGGATATGTGCGAAATGTGGCAACTTGGGCTATCTCCTGCTGTATTACTGCGGAAAGCGAGTTGGCAGAAGCCGTTGTGATGAATGCGTTTACGGTCGTAATTTGCCTCAGGCGGATTTGAGGAAAAGACCATGAACGCGATCGAGCGCGCCAACAAGGCGAAAGCGATCCTCGAATCCCCGCTGTTCGAGGAAGCCTTCGAGACCGTGCGTCAGCGGCTGATTGCCGGCATCGAGGATGCCCCAGTCGCGGCCACTGTCCAGGCGGAAGACTTCCGAAAGTGTCTGAAGCTGCTGCGTTCCGTGCGCCAGCATCTTGAAACCGCGATCAACACCGGCAAGCTCGAGGCATTCAAGCTCGAGGAAGCCGAAAAACGTCGCTCCAACCCATTGCGAGGCCTGTTCCGATGACCGTTGAAGTCGTAGCGCCCGACCAAGCCCCCGTGCAGTCGGTCGAAGACAAGATCCTGAGCCGCCTCGGGCTGCCTTCCCAAGCAGAGGAAGCCGCGGCCAGTGAAACGTCCGACGAGACGCAACAGGCAGATGACGCCTTCGCGGATCTCGAATGGGAAGGTCAGACCCTCAAGGTACCCAAGGGCTTGAAAGAAGCCGTGATGCGCAATGAGGACTATACGAAAAATACTCAGGAACTGTCCGAGCACCGCCGCTCTGTCGATC